TCTATGTTTGGTAAAAAATTAAGTGCTGAAACTATTGCTAAAAGAACTGCTACACTACAAGCAAATAAATTAGCTAAGAAATTAGCACAAGGAGTATAAAATGCCTCGGCTTTCACTTTGGCGTCCCAATAAAACAAATGATTACAACTTTTTTGATAGAACAATATCAGAACAGTTTACCGCAGGTTCCACGGATTTGTATGTACATAAGTATATGGGCCCTACAAATCAAGGTCCATCCATAGATTATACTCAACCTGAATACGATGTACTGAATCCAACTAATATTCAAGACTTGCTATTCTTAGAAAACCGTGACAGAACATATGATCCAAACATTTATCGTTTGCGCGGCCACTACAATGTACAAAACTTAGATTTTAATTTAAGTCAATTTGGATTATTCTTAAACAACGATATCATATTCATTACAGTCCATTATAATGACATGATTGATTTGATTGGTAGAAAACTGATGGTCGGAGATGTTATTGAGTTACCTCATTTGCTTGATTATAATCCATTAAAAGAAACAATCCCAACTGCATTGAAACGATTCATGCAGATTACTGATGCTGACTATGCAAGTGAAGGATTCAGTCCAACATGGTTCCCGCACTTATGGCGTATCAAATGTGAACCATTGGTTGACAGTGAAGAATTTAGTCAGATATTAAGTGCTCCAATTGATCAAGATACATATCTTGGTATATGGGATAAAGACAAAACTTATCCAGCTGGTTATGTTATTACGTTTGGAGACAAAAACTATAAATCATTGATCGATGTACCAATTGGAATCACTCCGCCCAACCCCACATATTGGCAATTAGATACAGCAAGTAATCTTAAAGACATACTTGCTACATACAATAAGAATATTGAAATCAATAACGCAGCATTGCAAGAAGCTGAAAGACTATTACCTAAATCAGGTTATGATAATAATAACTTGTATGTCGTTCCTACGTACGGAGTGTACTCTAGTGACGGAGTGTTATCAAAACAACTTAATAAACCCTCGCCACCCGTGGGAATAAACACGGATTCAGCAGGTGCACCTGCTCCGACCGGGACTGTTATGATGATGCGTAATGCAAAATACAAAACTGCTAGCCCTGTTATTAAGATTTCTAAATCTATTATAAAAAATATTTGGGATCAAACTGCGGACATGGCATATGAAAAATTAAATGTATTCAACACAGTTAATTTAGAAGTATTAACTCTTGCACCAATTAGAACAGATACTAATTCAGGACCGGTGAGTGGAGATAAAATACTAACAGTATATTCTATGGGTCAAATAACTGGTCCATATGGTACTGCTGATAACACTTATGCTACTGCTGATGCAAATCCAGAACTACCCGGCTTTACTGGTACTATTAGTACAGAGATGGATTGGCGAGCAGATTGTGATCCGGCGTTCCAGTTTATTGCACGTAGTAGTCCTCGTAGTTTTGGATACACATATGGATATTTAACAGGCGATGCTCAAGCACCAAATGGATTCCCAACTGGTGCAGGTATAAGTTTCCCACAAAATCCACAAGTTGGCGATTACTTCTTACGCATTGATTATTTCCCTCAATTATTATTCCGTTGGGACGGTAAATTATGGGTTAGAATTTCCCAAGATGTAAGAACTCCAACTGGATTTACTGCTGCAAACAAATCACAATTATCAAGTTTCATCAATGATAGAGCCGAAACAAAACTTACAGACGGTACATTTGTACCTCAACGGCAAGCATTGTCAACCATACTAGGATTGACACCAGACACATTACCACCAGTAACTTAAAGAGTATATAATGGCAGAATTTTTTTATGATAATCAGATACGCAGATTTTTAATACAGTTTGCAAAAATCTTTAGTAACTGGCAAGTTACCAAAGGTAAAGACCCTGCAGGAAACCCTATACTAGTCAGAGTTCCTATCATGTATGGTGACAGTAGCAGACAAGCTGCTACTATCATCGCTAATAATAGTGCTAGTAATACACCGAGTGCTCCGTTAATAACATACTATATTACTGCACTAGAATACGATCAAAAAAGAACACAAAATCCTACATTTCAGGAAAGTAAAAGTGTTAGACAACGGGCTTATAATAACGAAACACAAAATTATGAAACCACACAAGGACAAGCATTTAATGTTGACAGATTAATGCCAGTTCCATATACATTGCGTATTGCCGTTGATTTTTGGACTACTAATTATAATCAAAAATTAGAATTAATTGAGCAATTGGGTACACTGTTTAATCCGGCATTAGAGATACAGAGTACAGACAATTTCGTTGATTGGACATCATTGAGTGTTGTATATCAAGATGGATTGACTTTTAGTAGTCGCACGATTCCGCAAGGAACAGGTAATCCAATTGATGTACTTACATGGAAATTCTATATACCAATATGGCTTAGTACTGCTGCTAAACTTAAGAAGTTTGGTGTTATTGAAAAAATATTACAAAGTATATTTACTTCTACTGTGTTATCTGATATACAAGATGATGATTTACTAGTAGGAACACGGCAAAAAGTGACACCATATGGATACAAAATATTATTATTAGGCAATACATTACAGATATTACCACAAGCCGTTTTATTTGATCCAAGTAATTTTAACTTAGATTTGCCCACCAATCCTAACACTGATGTTTATTGGGCAAGTGTATTAAATGTATATGGTACCATAAAGCCCGGTATAAGTCAAATTTGGCTACAAAATCCATTCATGGACCATGAGATTGTGGGTAACATTGTACCTAATCCTAATGATGATAGATTGCTTATCTATAACATTGATCCAGACACATTGCCACAAAATACATTAGACCCAGTTGACGGTGTTATTAACCCTCAACTAACAGGTCCAAATGCAGGATTACCCGGACCCGTAAATGGTCGCAGATATCTGCTTGTTGACAACATAGGCTCACCTGGAGATAGCACAGTGGCTTGGGGAGGATTAGTAGCGTTTGCTAATGATATTATTGAGTATAGCACTAGTGATGGTTCTTGGTTTGTCAGCTTCAATAGCTTAACTACTACCCCAATAACATTGGAATATGTAACCAATCTAACTACAAATGTTCAGTATCGTTTTGTAGATAGTACATGGATGAAGAGTTTTGAAGGTTGGTATAATGCAGGGGATTATTCTATCGTCATCTAATACTATGATAAATCATAGTATGAGCAATACATCTGCGGGAGTTTTTTTCTATAGTAATAAAACAAACCGTTACCTATACCTATTGCGTACTGACAATAAGAATCCAGGCAATTGGGGTATTCCTGGTGGTAAAATAGAAGATGATGAAACTCTCTTTGAAGGCATTGCTAGAGAATGTACGGAAGAGATTGGATTGTTTCCTTCTAACGCAAAACTAGTACCTATTCAGAAATTCATCAATCATACATTTACTTACCATACATTCTTTTGTGAAGTAGTTGATGAGTTTGTTCCTATATTGAATGAAGAACATTGTGGTTATGCATGGGTAGGTGACAATCAGTATCCTAAGCCATTACATCCTGGATTGTTTAGCACAGTAAACTTTGATGTTGTGCAAGAGAAACTAAAGACACTTACAAAAAAAGAGACCTAAGTCTCTTTTTTTATTTTAACAATGCTGACACTGTAGGGAATCCCATAGAGCCGATTATTATACCGGCCCCCATCATCATCCATCTCCATTTCTCTAATACTGAAATCTTACTAGCTAATTCACCGTGTTCCTTAACATCTTGCTCACGCATAGTTTTTAACATTTGTCTAGTTTCTTCTGCGTTAGCTTCAATTGCATCATGTAGTGCCTTCAGATCCACTTTAAGTTCCCCTATTTTTTCTTCAAGGTTCTTGACTTGGATCTGAAGTACCGCTATCTCAGTTTCTGGTTGCATTTTAGGTACCTTACTTGATGCGGTTGCCATGATTAAGCACTAGCAATAGTAACTAATTCATACGGTTGACCGGCATCTGCATTAGCAACTGCTGCTGTATTGAATGTTGCAAATACTGGAGCAGCATTTTGGAACACAATATTAC